CTAGAATTGCCTGAACCTCCCTCACTCCCACGGACCGAGTTCGGCGTCCCGAGCCTCCCATAGCCAATGGGAGATTCGGCAAGAGACCAAGATCGCCCTCAAGCTTCTTGAGGGTTTGCACGGCTCCTTGCTGGACAACTGTATATGGGTAGGATTGCAAGGATTGCAAGCCATCGATGATCCCCAGTGGATTGTTTCCGAAACCGTTGAGCTCTCGAGCTCCAACAACCTCGGCAATCTTCACGTAGGGCAAGCATCGTGCTCGCACTTCCTTTGCATCCCTATGGTCGATTGTGACGTGGTTCTCACAGAATCTACCGCTTTCCCCTACGTACGATTTCCTCTCG